AAGATGACGCGCAAGTTTATTTCCGCCGTGTAACGGTTGATTCGTTCCGGAGAGAAAGCCGGTGGCTGCCGCCTTCAGTGCCGGGCATCGTTCGGTGCTCGGCTGGGAACCAACATCCATTGTCCAGAATCCTCTTGAGACCTGCGGCACATGAGCGTCACTGTGGGTTTGAACAAAATTGGAAATTTGTAACGATGCGGTAAATCAAATTCAGGTGCTGTTGATTCGGTAGTGAGCGTTGAGGTGGAAATCTCGCTCCGACTCGAAATCAGCGGTGAAAAAATCGTTCAGCCTTCAATTATTCATTACCGAAAACGGAATGGCTCAGGTGTCCAAATGTTGATATCAGATGACGGTGTTCGCTGTTAGGTGAGCAGTTGGTCGTGGTCCCGAGGCGCATGGTGCACAGGTCATTTTCGACTAGCTGGGGAATTTTCGCTAGTGCGGAATGGGAATTGAGGGGTTGACCAAGGTCACGAACTTTTGCCGGTGAACTATACGCGGGGGAGTTTCAAAGAATTTCTATCAGGCGTAGAATCACAACCCTTGTAAATACTGGGATCTAAGCCACTTGTGGCGTTTTTGTGGCGACTGGACTCGCCAGCGACACCACGGAATCGCCTATGTTTGCCATGCTGGCCACGTCCTCATGCCAGAGGTGCGCGTACTTCTGCAGCGTGATCGTCGCGTCCTTATGCCCTAGTCGGGCCGCCACCGCTACGGGAGACATTCCACCGCTAATGAGTTGGCTGGCATGGTAGTGGCGCAGCTGGTGCCACCCTGAGCCAATCTCAGGCAGTTCCGCCCGTACGCGAGACCATTCGGTTTCGAACCTCCAATACAGCGCTGGCGTACCGTCTATGTGGAATAGCCGGCCGCCTTCACCTGGGTGCGCGCATAGCTCCTTGAGCAGGTCTCGCACTCTGGGACCGAAGGAGATGTTGCGGCGCGAGTACTTCGTCTTCAATGGGCCACGCCTGACGGTGGAAACGTTGGGCGAATTGTCTTGCATCGTCACTCGGATTATCGAGCGCGGGAAGTCAATGTCCTTTGCAACAAGTCCTATCAGCTCGCTGGGCCGCATGCCTGTAGCTGCAGCAATCAGAGCCGCTGTTTTGAAGAATGGTTTGACGTGCTCACAAAACTTGGCGAACACCTCAGGAGAGAGCGTGAACTCCAGCAGTTCCTCTTCCGCATCTTCTTGAATAAACTTCACCCGCTTGCAGGGTGATTCACGAATGTACTTGTCGTGCACCGCTTCGCTGAATATCTGCGTCGTGTAACGGTACATGAGCTTTGTGGTGGACAAAGCGTTGCTTTCCTGCCATTGGTAGACCGCTTGCTGAATCTGGGACTGCTCGATCTGATTCAGGTATAGGCCCTTGAATGTTGGTTCTATCCAGTTCTTGCAATGAGACCCCATGGTCCTGAGGGAATTGGGTCGTTGGTGCGCTTGCTTCGCCCACCAGAGCTTGAAGTAGTCTTCAAACAGAATCGAGGATTTGAATCCGCCGGGGCTGATGGAATGATCTACGGTCTGCTTGTCTAACCATGCCTGGGCTGCGTCTTTGTAGTCGAAGGATCGCTTTGTTTCTTTGCCGGTGCCGTTGGTCCAGATGGCCTGCCAGCGCTTTCCTGTGCCGTAGCGTGCGGTTCGGGTGCGGTCTTTTCGGTGCCAGAGGTCGTTTATCCTTCCGGTAGCCATGGTGTCTCCTGTTTTTGGGTGCGCAGAAGTCTGCGCAGGGGGAATAGGGGTGTTTACCAGGTTGCGTCGAAGGCGATTGTCGCCCCGCGCTCCTTGAGCAGTTCGGCTTCTAGAGGGCTCACGGTTTGGAGCCTGTCTTGTAAGAGCTGCGCGGTTACATCAAGGTCTTCTGCAAGATCTGTCAGGTTGGCGTGGTCGGCGGAGGCCCTTATCAGGGTAGGCCAAGGGATCAGCAGGTGCGCAGTCTCTTTGCGTACCTTCCACTCAGTTTTGGGAGGCTGGCAAGAACAATGCCCGTACTGCAGGTGAACGAGCTCATGAGTGAGCACGCATCGTCGTTCCCTTACCGTGAGTCTTTCGTTGAGCCAGATAGTCCGGCGCCCGTCTGAGGCCCCAGGCTTTCCATCGGGCATCCGAACGTGGTGTACCTCAATCCACGGGTTGGCGCTGATGATGGTCCAAGGGTCAAACATGCGTCAACCATATAGGCGGGGTACGACAGCTTAGTCTTGTGGCTCTTCTCCGAGGCCGTCGTACTGACTGTTATCAAGGCGGAAAGCAGGGTGAGCCGCATGGGGCATGGATTCGTCAAATTCGCGCTTCAAGGGAACGACGTTCTGGGCGGATCGAAGTTTACGAATTTCCATGTTGCGCTGTTGGAATCTTGCGGTCAGTTCCATGAGTAATTCTTCGTCGCTGAACTCAGAGACGTGGCGCGGGCGTTCGTCGCCCCAGGGGTCGCCCTTCAAGTCCCAAAGGCTTAGTTCTTCAGGGTCTCGCTCTGAGTTGAGGATTCTTTCGATCTTTTCGTAGTCCCACCCGATGGCTTTGGATATGGCCGCGAGTCGGGTTGCCTGGGGCCATGTTGCTGCTGTTTCGAATGAGTAGATGGTCTTCACGCTGACGCCAGCTCGTTCTGCCAGGGCTGGGCGTGAAAGTCCTGATTTCTCGCGGGCTTCTTTGGCCAGTGCGCTGATGCGTTTCTTTAGCTGAATTTCGTTGTAGCTCATGACACTCATTTGTAGTCGGGTGGAACAAGGTAGGTAAAAGCCTATTTTTTCCATTGTAGGTATGCGGACGCGGTATGTTCGGGAACTTTTTCGAATTTTTAATTTAACCCCTGACTTGGGGTGATGGCTCGTTTCCTATTTTCCTACCGTTACCTACCTTGACCTACCCTATTTCCCTACATATGCTGTAACCATGAACAAGGTAGGACGCGGTAAACCGGTGAAACCCCGGGTAGTTGAAAATGCGGATCAACGCATCGGATTGACACTCCGAACACTGCGTTTGGATCGCGGCATCACCGGCATTGAGATGGCCGAGGCCCTTCGAGTGAGTCCAGGAATGTATGACCACTACGAAGCAGGGCGCCGAAAGATGACTTGGATCCGCGTGCAGCAGGCTGCGTGGTTTCTTACTTATCGAGGCTCACGAACCGTTGAGGTTCAACCAGAAGCAATTGCTCTTCCCAGCGAGTGCGCTGGCGGGGGCCTGTCGATTCTAGAAGGAGTAGCAGCATGAGCCAGCCCATGCCTCTTGAAGATTTGAACTGGCGGGAAGATGCCTTGGATCGGGTCGAAGCATTCGCCCGTAGTGGCGAGGAGTTCACGTCTGACGATGTGCGCGACGGGTTCCGGGAGCCTCACCACCCAAATCAGTGGGGTGGCATCTTCCACACGTTGGCGAACCGAGGTGTGATTCAGCGGGTCGGTTTCCGTCCTTCGCACAACAGGTCTAGGCGTGGAGGCGTCACGGGAATTTGGCAGGGCGTCAACGTTGTGGCACTCGGGAGGGTGGCATGAAAGACGATCCGTTGCTGACTGTGCGTGAAACAAGCGAACGGTTGAGAAGCCACCCGGAGACGGTGAGGAAGTTGCTACGTCGTGGTGACTTGGTGGGCTTGAAGTTTCCATCGGCGAATCGCGGAGGAACTTGGAAGGTCCGGGAATCGAGTATTGAACGGTTTTTGAGCCGGGGTCAGTACCAGAGGTAGTTCCTGGGGAAAGGAAAAGCCACGAAACTGTTCAGTTTCGCGGCTCAGGTTGAAGGCTTTGCTACTTGGCGGTTCCAAAGCATTCGTTATTTAGGAGTCTACATGAAGAAGTTCATGAAGCAATTTGAGGGCCTTCGGGTCACGGAGCGTGGTGACACCATGTTCGTTCTGATGGTCGGTGTCGTGTTCTTCGGGACTTTGCTTGTCGCTGACTTCATCGGAGGTGTGGCATGAGCGACGAGGTGAAGCAGGAGCGCAGCGAGGCGTTGAAGCGTCTGCGTGAACCGTTCGAGCAGGGTGCGATTGGCAAGCTGCCAAAGCCTTATCGCAAGGATGCGCAGAAGGGCACCTGCCAAGAATGTGGTGGTTTCCATGGGTTGCCGGCCATGCACCTGGACTTTGTTGGCCACGCTGCTCTGACTGATCGTCTGTTGCAGGTGGACCCGGAATGGTCGTGGGAGCCAATGTCTGTCGATCAGTTCGGGCTTCCGCAGTTCGATAACTTCGGCGGTTTGTGGATCAGGTTGACCGTGTGCGGTGTGACTCGCCTCGGTTACGGGGATTCGCAAGGCAAGTCGGGTGCGAACGCGATCAAGGAGGCTATCGGTGATGCTCTTCGCAATGCGGGGATGCGTTTTGGTGCGGCTTTGGATCTCTGGCACAAGGGCGACTTGTGGGAGGCGAGGAAGGAACGCGGGGAGTTTGACTCTCCTGACAGTGCGCCGTCGAAGCCAGCAACACCATCCCAGCCAGTTCCAGGGCCAGGGGAATCACCTATCGAAATCTTCCAAAAGCAGTTCGCCCAGGCAAAGGGTAACCCGAAAGCGCTAGAGGCTCTTCGAAAGTGGGCGCACAACTCGGGCGCACCAGAACAAATCATGGACCAGATCAAGGCCGCCATCGCGGACCTCGACGCAGCATAAGGAGTCATTGTGGACAACATTCAGAAGTTCATGGCAGCGGACATGCTGTCGAAGAAGGTCAGCGCTTTGCAGAAGTCGTTGAAGGCTGACGCAGAGACCGTGTTGGAGCCGGGCGACCGCAAGAGCGTGTCGTTCGAACTGGACGGGGAGAAGATCACCCTCGGCGCGATCACTCGCACGAAGCCCCGTACGGCGTGGAAGGTCCTGGACGAGGGTGCCCTGGTGAAGTGGATTCAGGAGAATCACCCGGACAAGGTGGAGATGATCCCGGCGCCGAAGGAATGGTTCGTGAAGTCCTTGCTGGATCAGGCTGCAGCTAATGGTGTTGCGGTGACTGATGACGGTGAGTTGGTTCCAGGGATTGGTTCGGTGACTGGAACGTCGTATGCGTCGGCTAAGCCGGATAAGGATGCTGACGAGAAGCTGGCCCGGTTGGTTGCTGGCGGGGTTATTCAGACTGCGGAGCTGTTGATGATCGAGGGTGAAGCAGCATGATCCGGGCTACTGATTCTTCATCGACGTTCGATCTGGCGAAGTATGCGGCAGAACAGCTTCGCCCGTTGGTTGACCAGTTGCAGGGCGGTTCACTGGAGATCGATTTGGCGCTTGGCATGCCTTTCTTTGCAGAACACAAGAAGGACTGGTCTGTCAGCATCGTTGTCCACGAGGGCTCTGCCATTGGCCGGCAAGGTGAATACGTCACCTATCAGTCTTTGATTGATACTTCCGACGACGTGGACTTCGCTGTGCTGAAGCTTCGCGAGCATCTGGCGACGCTGAAGGCCGCGGCATGAGCCTGGATACTCTCAACCCCGTGAATGTGGAATCGCGGATCCGGGACATTAGCGCCCGGATCGCGAACTCCGCGTCAGTCTGCAACACCCGATACGAAACGTTCCTCGACGCTGATCGAAACTACGATCAAGCTTTCGCTCGGGCATACATGGGCCATGACGGTCCAGCGCATGAGAAGAAGTTCGCTGCAGAGCTGGCTACCGGGCAGGAGCGTGAAGCGCGGGATGTAGCAGATGCCTCGTACCGGTACGCGGACCGGTTGGCGAAGGCTTTGGAATCGGAGCTTCGCGCTTACCAGTCCATCGGCGCCAGCGTCCGGGCCATGTATGGGGTCGCGGGCCGAGGTGAAGGTCTGTGAATCGTAAACAGTTCGCGAGATTCCTCGCCCGCGACCAGCACTGTCCCTGCGGGTGCCTGGGACGTGAGGACACGTACATCCCGCAGCATCGTGCAAACCGAGGCATTGGTGGTTCAAAGCTTCTAGACCGACCGGCGAACATCATCGTCATGTGCGCTGAGCTGAACGGGCTGATTGAGTCCAACGCTGACCTTGCACAGCAAGCCAGGTTCTACGGGTGGAAGCTGCAGCGTTGGCAGATCCCCGAAGAAACACCAATTTATGACAGGGCCACTAGTGAGTGGTCCATCCTCGACAACGACTTCGGTCGGGTCATTCAACAACGAAAGGCGGCCTAGCTATGGCTGGCGAAACCATTATCACGGTCATTGGAAACTTGACCGCAGACCCAGAGCTTCGTTTCACCCCATCGGGTTCGGCGGTCGCGAACTTCACGATCGCTTCGACCCCTCGCACGTTCGATAAGCAGTCGAACGAGTGGAAGGACGGAGAAGGTTTGTTCCTCCGCTCGGCTGTATGGAAGGAAGCCGCGGAGAACGTGGCTGAGACTCTGACGAAGGGCATGCGTGTCATTGCCCAGGGTCGCTTGAAGGCCCGGTCCTACGACACGAAGGAAGGCGAACGCCGGACCGTCATGGAGTTGGAGATTGACGAGATCGGCCCATCGCTCCGTTTTGCGTCGGCCAAGGTCACTCGCACCCAGCGCTCGGGCGGTGGCGGTAATTTCCAGCCACAGCAGGGCGGGTACAACCAGCAGTCGGCCCCACGTGGAGGCCAAAACGCACCAGCCGCAGATCCATGGCAGCAGGCACAGTCAGCCCCGCAGGGAGGTGGTTGGAATGGCCCAGGCAACGACGAGCCGCCATTCTGACCCGGTGATTGTTCCCGGGTTCGGGGATAAGCAGTCTTACCACCGTCACGATCAGGCTTACGGGAGCATCTTGGGGATCCGGGACGCGATTGTTTCCCGCAAGCAAGGATTCTCGCAGACCACGGTAATTCTCGACCCGGTGAAGGTTGAGGGCCTGACGAACTTGCAGAAGCTGGTGTTGGCTGATGGTCAGCCGTCACCATTCGGCGGCGTGGTTGCCGGTAACACGGTGACTATTTACCGCGACTAACTAAACAACTCACGAGAGGCAGCCCTATTGCTTGGGGGCGTAGGGCTGCCTTTTGTGCACTCAAAAACAGGAGGAAACAACATGGTCACGGTTTATTCGAGGCCGTCGTGCGTGCAGTGCAACGCCACCTATATGGCACTGGATGGCAAAGGAATCCCCTATAAGAAGGTGGATCTTTCACAGGACTTGGAAGCTCTAGAGATGGTGAGGGCCCTCGGGTATTTGCAGGCGCCGGTGGTGATCACCGATGACGATCATTGGGGCGGTTTCCGTCCGGACAAGATCGAGGAGCTAGCAGCATGAGCGTCACTGATCCAGGGCTAGCCCGTTATTTGGATGGCCGAAATGAACGAGCAAAATCCGAAGCGAACCAGATCATCGCCGATGCTCGCCGGATTGCCTATCAGATGGTTCAAGAAGCTGGTGTTGAGGAGCAGCGCACCATCGATGAATTGAATCAAGCCATCAAGGAATTGAAGGACGAGCGGACCGGGTTGCGCAAGTCTTTGGCTCGCAGCAGGTCCGAGTTGAACAAGCTCACCGAAAATATGCGAGAGCGCGTTGAGGCCGACGCGAACAAGTACGGTGCGGCGCTCAAGATTCGGGCTCGTAAGCAGGCGGACAAGATTGTGTCCAAGGCCCGAAAGGACGCGAAGGAGATTCGCGAGGATGCGGAGCGTGCGCGTGTCCAGGCTGAGATTGATGGCGCACGTCTCGCCGGCATGAGCGTGGAAGAGCTGCATGAAGGGCGTAGGCGGGAAGGCCGGGAGCGTCTACGCATCGCAACGCAGGAAGCGGACCTTCTCTGGGTAGATCCGAGGGCGGCATGAGCGCCTGCAAGAAGTCTTGTTGCTGGACGCCGTTCCAGGTGTGTGCCACGAAGAAAGAATGTGGCTGCCATACGAGTGATCAGCCCATCTACCGCCGGCTAACCCAATCCGAAATTGACCGTGCAAAATCGGTCCTACAACTCAAGGGGAAACGAAATTGCTAACGATTACTGACATGTTCTGCGGTGCTGGCGGGTCATCCACTGGCCTCATGGAAATTCCCGGCGTTGAAGTGAAGACTGCAATGAACCACTGGGCACGCGCCGTAGAGACCCATAGTCTGAATCACCCAACTACGGATCACGTATTGGCTGATATTCAGGTGACTGACCCACGCTACGTCGCATCATCGGATATTCTCTGGGCTTCTCCGGAGTGCACTAATCACTCGGTGGCCAAGGGTCGCAAGCGCATCACCAACCAGCCGGACTTGTTTGGGGAGTCCATCGCCGACGAAGCTGCAGAGAAGTCACGCGCCACCATGTGGGACGTGCCCAGGTTCGCTGAGCAGCACAAGTACAAACTGATCATCACCGAGAATGTCGTGGACGCTGCAAAGTGGGTTATGTTCGATGCTTGGCTGATGGCGATGAGCTCCCTCGGGTACGAGCATCACATCGTCTACATGAACTCGATGCACGCCCAGCTCGGCGGACTACCAGCACCACAGTCTCGTGACCGCATGTACGTGATGTTCTGGCTCAAGGGAAACCGCCGCCCGGACTTCGACAAGCTTCGCCCGATGGCGTACTGCCCAACCTGCGACAAGACTGTCCAAGCAATTCAGCATTTCAAGAACGGCAAGGAATGGGGACGCTACCGCGCCCAATACGTCTACCGCTGCCCGAATACTTCATGCCGCAACCAGATCATCGAACCTGGCTGGCTCCCTGCAGCTCACGCCATCGACTGGTCCATCCGTGGTCAGAAGATCGGCGACCGCACGAAGCCTTTGGCGGACAAGACCATGGCACGCATCAAGGCCGGGTTGCAAAAGTACGGACAGGCAGAGCCATTCCTGTCGCTTATGAGGTCAGGGCGCGCACGAAACTACTCGACAAGCGAGACCTTGCAGACTCTTACGACCGAGGGGGCAGGGCATTGCCTTGTAGCAGCGGACGGAACACCGCTGAGAATGCCGTTGATCGTGAATAACTTGAGCGGGTCGGATTCGACGCGATCAGACACAGTGAACGGCACGCTCCGGACTCTTGTCGCCGGTGGGTTGCATGAATCGTTGCTTATCCCGGTCGAGGGGCGAGATGGGAAGTATGCGCAGCGGGTCCACGATGCCATGCGCACGCAGACTACCCGCAACGAAACCGGGCTGTTGACAACTCCTGGGCATCACATGCTGATGGAGTACTACGGTAACGGGGTAACTCACCCTGTGTCGAAAGCGATCCCGACGATCCCGACTGTGGACCGGTTCGCGATGGTCACCACGATGCGCGGGACTGCGGAGAACCAGCTGCAGAACAGTTCCCGTCCTGCTTCGGATCCACTGGGCACTCTGACTGCAGGAGGAAACCACCACGGGCTAACCGAATGGACTGCGGAGGATATCAACCAGTGCGAATTCCGGATGCTTGAACCACACGAAATCATGGCAGGCATGGCGTTCCCCAAGACCTACCAGATGACCGGGAACAAGCGCGAGCAGGTCAAACAGTCCGGCAACAGCGTCACCCCGCCAGCGGCCAGGGACCTCGGAACCATCGCCGTAGAAAGCCTATTGGCGGCATGAGATGACAAGGTTGCCTCGGTGCCAATGCGGGAAGGTATGGGCGCCAACGAAACAGCAAGCGCAGGCCATGCGCGCATTCGTGGCCGACTACAAAGGCGACAGCGCAAAAGTTCAGTACTACATGTGCGTGAACGGTGCATGGCACTGGACACGACAACAAATATGGAGGGATCACAGTGAGCGAGTTCGACCCTCGACCGTTCTTCGTACTCACAAATGAGTATCCGGATCACCGGAAGATCAGGCACTTATCTGACAGGGCTTTTCGGCTGCATGTCACGCTGTTGGCGCTGTGCAACAAGGATAAGTCCGATGGCGGTATCTCTGACCTGGACCTGAACCAGTTCGGGAAGAAGGTGGGGGAGGAGCTGCAGAAGCGTGGCCTTGTGGAGGCTACAGGGGATCCTGAGCTGTTCCTGATGCATGACTATTTGGAGCACCAGCGAAGCGCTGACCAGATTCAAGAGTTGTCTGAGAAGCGCGGGAATGCTGGTAGCAAGGGAGGGAAGCTGGCGATGCATAACCGGTGGCATGTGAAGCGGAATCTAGTTGAGGATGACTGCTGGCATTGCATGAATCCCGATAAGCAAACGTAAGCAAATCATAAGCAAAGTTATAAGCAACGGGTAAGCAAAACATAAGCACCAGTAACCAGTAACCATTACCTATCTACTTACGTTAGGTGGTTATCCTTCAGTTCTTAAAAATACGTGGTTAGAAATCATCATGTCGTTACGTAAGTAACGCGTGGGGGAGAAAACGAATGATGAATGAAATCAATTCAAAAAACCAGATGTCCAAACTGCAGGCCCAGGCATTGGCGAATTTCATTCACACGCTTCGTAGGGATTGGGATCCGGCTGGGATCGTTCATGCGTTGGGTGTGGCTCGTGGTCGTGGGTCGGTGGATGCTTTGGCGGTGGCTGCTGTTCGGGCGGCTATGGTGCCGGGGAATCGTACGCCGGCGGTTATTGGGCAGTCTGGTGCTCATTGGGTTGGTGCGTTTGTTGAGCGTCAGGGGCCTGAGCGTGAGTTGGAGTGTGTGGAGCATGGTTGTTTGGAGTCTCGGTGTCGTGGGAAGCATCAGCGGGTGGGGCCTCCGGATTGGTGGGGTGACTTTCGTAAGGGGCGGGTTTCTCCTCCTGTGGATGTAGAACGAGGTAAGTAGGGTGTTTGGTTGTGGAAGTATTTTTTAGCCGCTTAGAAACGATTCTGAGCCGTTATGTTTGGAGGATCATTTTGGGACGTAGTTTGAAATCTGCGAAAAACGCTGGAACAAGGATGGAACGCTTGACGGCGGATTATCTAGCCGAGGCGTTGGATGATGACGGTATTGATCGTCAGGTGAAGGTTGGCGCTCTGGATCTTGGGGATGTGCGGGGCGTGAAAATCTGGGGTCAGCCTGTGGCGATTGAGTGCAAGGATGTTGCGGCGATGGCTTTGCCTGCGTGGTTGCGTGAGGCTGAGGTGGAGCGTGGCAACAAGGATGCTTTGGCGGGTGTGGTGGTGCATAAGAAGCGTGGGGCGGCGGATCCTGGTTCGCAGTACGTGACTATGAGTTTGCGGGATTTTGCTTCGTTGCTGGCTGGGGCAAGGCCTGACGCGTAAATTTTTTGCCTGAAATCTTTCTACCGCGTTCTACTCGATTAAGTGAGTGGAACGCGGTAGGATGGGAATCGCTAACAAGGACGCTCCGGGAGGGGCGGGAGAGGAAATCATGAGCACTCCTACACGCGGCGGCCAGGCCGTCCGATTCATCCGGACCGGCGAAATCGGAATCACCACCGACGAGCCAAAGAAGCGCAGCCCGGAAATCGCGGTGCAGCTCTTGGGTCGCCACTACCCGGTGTACCTAAGCCTGGACGAAATCGAAGTCATCGAGATTGCCGAGGTATCAGCGTGAAAAAGAATCTCGCCACACTGGCAGTTGCCGTCTTACTGTTGACCGGGTGCGTGCAGGCGCAAGCCACCGATACTCGTGTGGCCGGCACCGCCGACTACGAGTTCACACCGGACGCTGTGGGGAACACGGTGAACAGCATTGACGAGGTCCGCGAAGCACTCACCTCCGGCGCCATGCGCGGCATCGTGCGTGACAACCTCGACCAGATCCTCACACTATCGGAGGATCTGAACACCCCGTTTGAGTTCGAACGAGACCTACTCGTCTGCGAAAAGCTTCACGAACTCCCGGCTGATCACGGGCCGGAACATCCAGAGTCGAAGCCGTTGGCTAACTGCGTGGAACGCACCTTCGAGGCATACCAGGTAGGCCAGTCATGAGCGCACAACCAGCGCTGTTCGGTGAGCTGCTGCCGACACTCCCCGGATGCACACGCGGAGTCGTTGGCGAGCGCGTGGACGAACGAGGCAAGAAGCGAACCCTGCTCCAATGCGAGGGCTGCTTTGCCACTGAGGAGCCCGAGATTCTGGTCCTGATGAAGTTCAAGTTCCACACCCGCCATAAAGGGGACAACCCACGACTGTGCCCATCGTGCCGTGTGGAGCGGTATGCCAAAACCTGCGGGTGTGAGCGCTGCAGGGAAGATGAACGATTTTTAGCGAGGATCAAATGACCCAGGAACTAGAACCTAAGGCCCTGCGCAAGGTCGCGGAAGCAGCCACACCCGGGCCGTGGGTACTCGATGGCTTCGCGGAAGGGGGATGCAGTGAAGGATGCTGTGAGGAATACACGCGGTTGTCGGTTTACTCGGTAACGAACCAGGGTGAGGTTGTTGCGTCTGAAGTGAGAGCACAGAGGAACGCCGACTACTTTGACGCGTTTGATCCGCCTACCGTCCTCGCGCTCCTCACCCAACTGGAACAGGCGAAGCAAGATTTGCACTGGGAGATTCTAGCTCGCCAAGAGCTGAAGAACCACCACGATGAGCTTCAAGAGAACCACAAGAAGTCAGAAGCACAGGTGGCCCGGGTGCGGGAACTGAATCAGTTCTTACCCGCGTCGATCATGGAACGAATCACCCGCGCCTTGGACGGTGAGCCGAATGAGTGAGAAACCTTCGCTGGTTGCTCAGCTAATCATTGATCGGACTAAGGCGTTAGAAGCGATACAGGAAATGCACGGGCCGAAGCATGGTGAGCGTCCGGTTTATGCGTCGGATGATTATCACGCTGAACGTGAGCCGGTTAGGTGGCACAAGTACACAATCTGCGCCAACTGCCACACCGACTACCCATGTACAACCCGCCGTCTGGCCGACAAGGGATTGGAGGGCGAACGTGGCTAAATGCACTTGTTTCCTGCTGCCACCTGAGGAGTGGTACACGCATTATGGAACACCTGAGCCGGGATCAATGTACGAACCCAACCCGGACTGCCCGAAGCACTTTAGCAGACCACCACACCGCCTCGCTGACGGCACATGGTCAGATGGCGTGGACAGGACGAAGCGGATCAATGAGCGCTACCTCACCGCCAGATACGAGGTAACCGTATCTCGATCATCCAAGAGGGCTACGGTCTGGCAAAAGCCAAACCATCTGCAAGGGACTGAGTTCCCAACTTGGCGCGAGGCTATCGCCTACGCCGACGCACAAGCCCGCACCACTACGAACGGAGAAACGAAATCATGAGTAAAACTTTTGTAAGCGAGAACAAGGATTGCAGGAAGATCGAGGTTTGTGAGTGCGACTACTCTCTTCCTAATGAGTTTGTTGTGCAGTTCATCGACCGTAATCGAGTGTTGCAGTCTTTCAACTACAACAAATTAGTTGCCCCTGCTCTTGCCCTCTCAATCCTAGAGGCAGCGGGAGGGCGTGCGTATGTCGGTAGCGGCGATGATGTTGGGCTGGCAGTGGAAAGCCTGGACAAGCACATCGCATGGCTTGAGAGGCATGCAGATGCTGCCCGTGAGCGTGAACAGCTTGAAGCTGAAGCGTTCGATTTGTACCGCACCTACATGACCGCGCATGAACCCATGAGCGCCATAGGCAGTTGGGACATGCTTTCCGAACTCACCCAAGGGAAGTGGCTATTGGTGGCACATAAGGCCCGTGAACTGGCGAAGGGTGCAGGGGAATGAGCGTACCAGTCGACACTTGCCTGCAATGCGACCAGACTCGCGCAACAGTGAAAGCCAACGCATACTACTGCGCCACGGTGGACTACTACGGCGAGTGCCAAGAGGAATGGCCCCGGCACAGGTGGGCCGACTGGACAGACACCGAGCTGGCCCGTCTGGGGGTCTTGCCCGAGCACATGCACAAGTACCGTCGGCAAAACGAGCGTGACCTCCTGGAATTCATCGACTGCACCCACAGGGGCCGCGAACACACGCCGTGGGACGGAAACCCCGACGACGGCCCACCACCCTATATCTGCATCGGATGTTGGACAGACACACGAAAGGACGGCGAAACCCCATGAGCAACCTACCCGGCGAAAACTACCATGCAGCCAAGTCCATCGAAATCCACAACAGGGTTGCAAGAGCCAACAACATGGACGTTCACCAAGCCATGTACGACATGGCCTGCGCGCAAAACCTTGCCACCCTCACCCTTGCTTACGAGCAGCGCACTGCCAACCTGCTGAAAGTCCTTGAACTGCAAGGACGGATGCAGGACGTGCACGAGGTGTTCCGACTAAGCGAAACCGACGTAGCTCCACGCCTTGGACTGGGAAAAAACAAATGAGCACCCCGCTAAACGAAGAAGCCCTTGAAGTGGCTGTGACAGCGCTGGATGCATTGAACGCTTACAGCCTGAACGTAACTCTTGCGGACGCGGCAGAGGTTTCTATCCGCGCCTACCTCGCCGCTGTCCCCGCTGACACGGTGAACAGTGCAGCCGAGGCGTTCATCAACCAGCGACCGGGCTACATCACCGCGCTCAAGAACACGCGGGGCAACGATAGCCTCGGGGACTATTGGCGATGGAGTGGTCACGCAGAAGCACGCCGACAACTTGCGGAATCACTTGGTTGGACAGTGCCCCACAACCCAGGCGAAACCACACGCCCGGAGGCCAACGATGGGCGCTAATGACAAGGCGGCAGCGACATTCCACGGGCACACTCCGACGACTGGTCAGGTGCGCGCAGTCTACGCCACAGCAAGCCCTGGAAGGTGGGAAGGCCGAGGAGAAGAGTTCGACCGTTGGCTTGAAGCTGCCCGCGCCGAAGCGAAAGCAGAAGCGCTGGAAGAAGCAGCAAGTGCTTATCCGCTAATGCTCCGAGATATGGTGTCTCGACCTTCCGTCGTTGGCTGGCTCCGAGGATTCGCTACACGGTACAAGGAGGAACAGTGAGTAGTGGTAAGTCTCGTAGTTTCGAACGTGAACCTTTACCAGTCTTCCAAGCATCATGCGAGAAGTGCGGGTGGGCCGGCAAAGAATGGTCGTTCAAAGCGATAGTTCGAGAAGAACAGGCCGCGCACCAGTGCGACAACCAAGAAACCTTGTCCTGTGAAAAACAAGGATGAAACCTGATGACCACCAAGATAGAAGCTCAGCGCATCAACCACGGAGCAAACACATGCGTGAACTAATCCACCAGCTCACCCGCACCCATTACTTCGAAGGGCGAATGCAGTTGTCGCTACTCGCCCAAATCGAAGGTGCAGCACAACCAGACCGCGCCGGCGGAGCATCAGCGCCAAGCAGTGAGATCAAAGTACCCGTGGACGTTGGCGCCATGAGCATCCTGCAGGACATTGACTGGCACGCCCGGGACTACCACTACAGCATTTTCGGATCAGATACCGGAACACTGACTGCGATCATCCAGGCGTTCGAGAACACGGAGAAACCTGACTGGGTGAAATTCTTGGAAGGAAAGCTCCAAGACTGGGCGAACAGTATTCGTTCGTACCTGAACCCAGTGAAGCCTCCAAGGAAGATCCACCAGCCTTGCCCAGCGTGCGGAACCTATTTGTATGGGGTGGAGCATGAAGTGGCGTTGGTCTTGTATTGCTGGAGTGAGGACGAGGCATTGTTGCCGCCGGGTGAGTGGCGTGCGCAGTGTCGCGTGTGCCCTGCTGCGTGGGAGGGTGATCAGCTTGGCTGGCTGGCTAAAGTGCTGTCGTAAAGTTTTCTACCGCGTTTTACGCGTTTAGAGTGCAATATAGGGTAAAAGTCCGGTATAGTTAGTGGTGGTTAGGCATTCGTGTCTCCAAAATCAGCCAAGGTCTTGTTAGCACATCTCCCTTGGTGAGAGGCCCCGCGTCGTAGTAGCTCACTCCGCGGGGCTTCGCCATAACTGAATAGCCTCCAGTGCACACGAGCCTGGGGGAGCGCTACCGGGTATGTCCCCACCAGTTCACGACTGAGTAGCGCACGACACCGGTTAGCGCATGACCGGTGAAAACCCGTTACCACCAAGTGCGGGTCGGCATGGTCCCCACCGAATTGAAGCGGGCCACCACAACTGGATGTAGGCCAATTGGCAGGCCGCCTGATTTGGGATCAGGAGAATGTAGGTTCGAGTCCTATCATCCGGACGAGAGCGAATGAGGGTCACGCTCTCAGTAAAAAAGATTCCACTCACCGGGTAGCCCGCCCCCGGCCAAAATGCGGGCTTCGGCAGTAGAAGAGTCAAGGTGACAGGGCTGGCTGTAAACCAGTCCACGGTAGGTTCGATTCCTACTGCTGCCACTATGAACAAGTAGTCATCAGTACTCACGCCTAGCTAAAAGCATGAGCGGGAAGAGCCCGTTACAGCTCCGTCTGGAATGTACCCCAACGGTGGGAAGCTGTCTTGAAAACAGTGGCCGGTGAAGCGGTAGCGGGTTCGACTCCTGTGCATTCCGCCGAGGCACGGAGACCCACGCGGTCAGCCATACACAGCGGTAACGTCCGTGCCAGGGAAGATAAGCGAATGGTTAGCAGCCTCTTTGCTAAAGAGGTACACCCGAAAGGGTCAGCAGGTTCGATCCCTGCATCTTCCGCGCAAAACAGTGCGGCGGCACATGCTCAACACGCACAACAGGATGGCAACCCACTGCCGGCAGTAAACACCTTGCCGCCCTGGCTAAGAGCGCCAGGGGATTGCATGCCGTCAACAGACATGCTGACGCATCGGGAAAGAACCGATGACACCCGCGTAGGTCCCTGGTGAGGCAACGCGGAACGCCTGTCTAGCCCAACGGCAGAGGCAACCGGCTCAAACCCGGTATAGGTCCGTGTTCGAATCACGGGACAGGCACTTGGGGTTCCTGCTAACCCGAACGGCTCAGATAGTCGTTACGGACGCTAAGGGCTGGCATGATCCGAAACTGTAAAAGTTCGAACGGGTACCAGTACCTGCCCCACCAATTTTGACGGCGGCCAACAAGCCGACAACACAACAAGACGCACACAGCAGTGCCCCGCCACACCGAGTGGGCGCAACGGGGCACGCATGATGCGAAACAACCGCGGACCAGCCGCCGTCAATCCACCTTGGACGAATTATGATTCAACATCGAATCCGGTATCGGAGATTAGCTTCTTAGTTTCTTCGAGTACGGCTGATGGGGACTTATGACTCAACTTGGCAGCCAGCAGTACAAGGCCGGCCAATGCTGAATTCGAATTAACATTTACGAGTTTAACGTCCACGTCCACTGATGCGGTTTTGTCATTAGGCACCATATCCAAACGGGCCCCGATTTTGGCTACCAGAGACGCTATATCAGCAACCTCACTATGCTGAAGATGCTCGACAAAAACAGATGCGCTCGTGTTACTGATCAATGTTCCTCCAAGAGTGTCATCCCCTAATGGGGCTTGCTAACAATTATCCAGTTGGAAGCGAAATAAAACTAGGCCAGTTATTGAAGGAGGGCTGAGAATGTGGGAGCACCCCGCAAATACACCGACAAGCAACGCGCAGAAGCCCTCCACCTCTACGAGCTCGAAGGCCCAACAGCAGTAGCCCAGAAACTCGGCATCCCAAAAGGCACAGTAGCCCAATGGGCAAAACAGTCTGGTACGCAAACGGTTCGGAATGAACGCACCGCGCACGCGACTGAAGCAGTGATGGTTGATAACAAGCTTCGCCGTCAGAACATCGCTGCTCGTTTGTACAGTCAGGCTGAGACGACGTTGGATGTTCTTGAGGCGAAAGAGTTCAAGACGTTGAAGCGTGGTGAGGGTGGCGCCGAGTATTCGGCCACTCTGGACTTTATCCCTTCTGCTGATCGTCGGACGCTTGTGCAGACTGTTCAGGTTGCTTTGAAGACTACTCATGAGATTGATGCTCGCGATAATGACAACGGTGTGACTGCTGGTCGGTCGATGTTGGAGAAGCTTGCTGAGCAGTTGGGGGCGATGCCTGTTGTCGATCCTGACTCTGGACCGGGCAGCGGAGGCAGTGAGCCCGCGCCAGTTGAACTTTCTTCAGACGAGTAATCATCGTGTGAATATTCTTGAGGGTGCGATTCGTTCGGGTAAGACGATCATCGCTTTGTTGCGGTGGTTCTTGTTCCTGGCTCGTGCTCCTCGGGGTGGGGAACTGCTCATGATTGGGCGTACCCGTGATTCGGTGTGGCGCAATATGGTCGCACCAATGCAGAACCCAGACTTGTTTGGCCGGTTGGCTGATCAGGTTGTTGGGAACTATGGTGCGCCTACGGTGAAGATCCTCGGACGCACAGTTCATATCATGGGTGCATCGGACGCTAAGGCGGAGAAGGTCCTGCGTGGTATGACCGTTGCTGGGGCGATTTGCGACGAGGTAACCACGTTGCCGGAAGAGTTCTTCACTCAGCTACTTGGCCGCATGTCCGTGAAGGGTGCCCAACTGTTTGGGACGACTAACCCGGATTCGCCGGCGCACTGGTTGAAGCGGAAGTTCTTGGATCGTCTCGGGCATGGGCTCACTGGTTGGGGTCGCTGGTCATTCACCATCGACGACAACCCATCGTTGGAACCTGATTATGTGGAGTCGATCAAATCCGAATTCACTGGGCTCTGGTACCGGCGGTTCATCCTCGGTCACTGGGTCGCTGCTGAAGGCGCTGTCTATGACATGTGGGATCCTGCTAAGCATGTCATCCCGTGGGACACATTGCCACCGATGACGAGGACGCTTGCTGTTGGTATCGACTACGGCACCACGAACGCCACGTCGGCTGTGATGCTCGGCCTCGGTATCGATAACAGCTTGTACTTCATGGACGAGTGGCGGTACGACGCGAAACAAGCTCAACGCCGCCTCACCGATACCGAAATCTCGGGTCGCATGCGTGCCTGGATGAACGAAGACCACCACCCACTTGGAACACCAACCCCTGAGTGGATGATCGTTGACCCTGCAGCCGCATCGTTCAAAGTTCAGTTAGCGAACGACGGTGTCGGCAACCTGATCGACGCAGACAACAACGTCCTCTACGGCATCCGCACCATGGCTTCCGCGTTATCGGCTAACAAGCTGATGATCGCTGACCGGTGCACGGGCCTGATCGAGGAAGCACCCTCATATTCGTGGGATCCGAAGCATACGGAGAAGGGCGACGACAAACCATTGAAGGTCGCTGACCACTCGTTGGATGCCGCCCGGTACGCGTTGACCACGACAGAGACGAACTGGCGACCTTATGTTGCCCTAGCAGCTTAGGAGAACACGTTGAGTGCACCCATAGGAGAATGCCCCGCACCTGAAGTGCACGGCAACCCATTTAGGTATTGCCCCTACTGCCCTTGGACTGAATCTGTCGAGACGGCGGCCGTGGCCCCACAGCCGACGGTTGGGCGCATCGTCCACTACCTTCCGCCGAACCGGTCCACACCACTCGCCGCGGTCATCGTAGACGTTGACGATGACTTCGTGAATCTGACCGTATTCCAAACGGACGGCACGACAAAACCCGCGAAGAACGTCACACACAGTGCCACGTTGAACGAGTACTGCTGGTCTTGGCCAGCCCGATAACCTAGGAGGCCACCTTGCCGTTGCCAGCCAACAACACCGTGTGGCCACCAAAACAACTCGACGCCATCACACCCAAACTCAACGAATGGGCCGCATGGTACGAATCCAACACCGACAGCCTCACCACCGTGTACACGAAGCAACCCGCAAACGTACGCCGTGGTGTCCTGAGTGCGGTGAAGCGGTTCTTCTGGGGTGACACCCGCACGGACCTGACGAAGCCGGCAGAGCGGAAACTGCACGTGCCGGCTGCAGCAGACTTATGCAAGGCATCGAGCGATCTTCTGTTCAACGAGCCACCAACCGTGACCGTTGAACACGAGAAAACCCAAGGCCGGATTGAAGACCTCACCGGTCCAGACTTCCACGATGCCCTCGCGAACGCTGCAGAGACCACCGCGGCCTTGGGTGGTTCATTCCTCCGCATCACATGGGACGTGAACCTAGAGGATCACCCGTTCCTCACCCACGTTGACTACGACGCCGCATGGCCCGAATTCCGGTTCGGTCGCCTTGTCGCTGTCACGTTCTGGCGGGTAGTGAAGACTGACGGGCAGATCGTCTACCGGCATTTGGAACGGCACGAAACCATTGATGGCATCGGCGTGATCTTCCACGGCCTGTACCAAGGCACACCAGTGAACCTTGGGCAGATCGTCCCACTCGCTGACCACGCTTCAACTGCTGGTCTGGAAGTGGACGAAGAAGGCAAGATCAGTACCGAGTCCGAAGGCTTGGCAGTGTTCCACTGGCCCAACATGGGACCGAACCGGTCATGGCGAAAAGACCCGCTAGGCCAATACCTCGGCCGGTCGGACTTGGACGGCCTAGAACCGCTCTTCGACGCATTGGACGAAGCGTACACATCGTTGATGCGTGACGTTCGCCTGGGCAAAGCGATGCTGGTTGTCCCCAACTCGCTGTTGAATAACAACGGGCCCGGCGCCGGCGCAAGCTTCGGGCAGGATGAAATCTACTCGGGTGTGAACGCGCCTCCTGGCACGGCTGCTGACTCCAAGCTCTCGATTGAGCAGATCCAGTTCGATATCCGTGTGCAAGAGCATGAGCAGACGATCAAGATCATCTGGGATCAGATCATCAAGTCCGCCGGCTACAGCGCACAAACGTTCGGTGACGGCGGTGACGTTGCTGTGACAGCTACGGAGGTGTTCGCGAAGGAGCGCCGTTCCGGGCTGACGCAGGGCCGTAAGGGTCGTGCTGTTCGTCCGGTGTTGGAAGCCATCGTGAAGAAACTGTTAGCTGTGGATAACCATGTGTTCAACTCGGGTAACGACCTCACCAAACCAATTGAGGTTGAACTAGCCGACGGCGTGAAAGACGACCCCGAAGCACTGGCCCGCACCGCACAACTACTGTCCACTGCGTTGGCTGCGTCCATCGAAACCCGTGTTCGCATGGTCAACCCCGACAAAGACGAAAAGTGGATCACCGAAGAGGTTCAACGGATCCAAACCGAAAACCAGCTCGAACCATTAGCTGACCCCGATATGATCGGCAACGACGGTAACGGTTTGTCTGAGCGGTTTGGGGTAGATGATGGCGATGCGACCGAATGAAGCACGTGACCTCGCTGAGCGGGTCCGTGACATTTATGTTGCTGCTGAGTCGTTGATCTTGGAGAAGCTGGCCCGGGCTGTTGCTAACACTGGTGATAGTCCGGACTGGTTGACCACAAGGTTGATGGAACAGCGTGCTCTACTCCGCCAGTTGGACCGGATCCTTGCCGACCTTGATAAACAGGTTCCTGGCGCTGTTGAACAGGTCGTCGGGCTGGCCTATAACCGTGGCGTCGCGTATGCGGTGCATGATGCGGAGAAGGCCGGCATCGAGGGTGACTTGTTCGGGCGTGTGGCTAACACTGGTGCTGAAACTGTGATTGCTCGGGCGGCTATTGAGCCGTTGGGTGGGATGCGGTTGCATGTGCGCCGGTGGGTGTCTGACGTGTTCACGAGGGTGACATTGCAGGCTGCTTCCGAGGTGATCACGGGTAACGTGACGCGTCGTGAGGCATCAGCCCGGTTGTTGAGGACGTTGGCTGGCCAGGGCGTGAAGGGGTTCACCGATAAGACTGGCCGTCAATGGGAGATGGGCGCATACGCTGAAATGGCGACCCGCACCGCAACCTCCCAGGCTTTGCGTGAAGGGCACGGAGACCGGCTACTCCACTATGGGGTGGACACGGTGATCGTGTCCGATAGCCCTGAAGAGTGCAAGCTCTGCCGACCGTACGAGGGCAAAGTACTTTCCTTGACTGGGAACACCACGGGGAGGCTGAAGGACGGCAAGACTGTTGTCGCGTCGTTGCGTGAAGCCACCGGGAAGGGCTTGTTTCATCCCGGGTGCACTCACTCATACTCGGTATACCTTCCCGGCATCACCAAAGGCCCTGGGCGAGTCACTGCGAACCCTGAAGGCGACAAGCTACGCCAACAGCAACGCGCTTACGAACGTCGTATTCGTGGTTTGAAGCGGGAGAAGATCCTCATGCAGGATCTGGACCCTGCAGCTTCAACGTTGGCTGGGCAGAAGCTTCGCGCCAAGCAAGAGGAATTCAAGGCATGGCGCGAAGCGAATGACCGGAAGGATTTGTCCTACCGGACGAACCTCAAGAGCCGTTAGCCGATCGGCTGCCCGGTCATGCTGAACTCAAGCTTGTGGCCATTTGGGCAGAACGATTTACCCTCAGGCCCCCATTCAGGGTCTCCGGCAAGAGCCCACATCTTGAATACCCATCGAGTCTTCAGCTTGACCCCACATTTCGGGCAATCGTACTTAGCATCCCGAATTTCTGACTGCGCCAAGGTGCGCCCCCACTTTCTCTGATACCTGCTGATAGCCAGCAGGTATCAGAACCATACCCAATTACCCAGACACTTTGAACCCATGAAAGGGGTTACTTGTCATGCCTCGACGCACTATTCACGGTATCGACCCATACGCACCGGGCGGTGTTGAAGCTCTAATCGAGTTCAACCGCGGCTTGTGGGGTGACATGCAGATGAACGCCAACGATGGCGGCGAATCTGGTGGAGAATCCGGCGGCAACGAAGGTTCTGGCGAAGGTCAATCCACAGAATCATCCACAGAAGGTTCGGCAGAAGGTCAGCTGGCCAAGGCCCTGAACCCTGACGCGAAGGGCAACGAAAAGCCCACCGCCGACCAGCTCACCAAACAGCTCGCAGAACGCGACACCGCCGCCAAGCAAGCACAGACCGAACTCACGGTCTACAAGCTCGCAGGCAAGCACGGCGCCGACGCTGACGCACTACTAGACTCCCGCGCCTTCCTTGCGAAGATCGCGGAACTCGACCACACCAAGACCGCCGACGTTGAGAAGGCGATCAAGGAAGCAGTCGAAAGCAATCCCAAGCTCAAGTCCGTCCGGGTGGCGGGATCGAGCACGGCTGACGGCGCTGGCGGGTCCGGCGAAAAAGCCAAGAAGAACACCGGCCTAGGCGACGCTCTGGCCGGGCACTACGCCACTAACTAGAAAGGGACGGCACAATGCCCGTAACTCTTGCCCAGGCGTCTCAGAACGCCGCCACCGACGTCGATACTGCGGTAATTGACGAATTTCGTACCTCCGCCCTGCTGGACCAGCTCATTTTCGATGACGTGGTCAACCCTGCAGGTGGCGGAGCTACCCTCACCTACTCGTACCGCCGACTGGCCACCATGGGTGACGCACAGTTCCGTGCGGTAAACACCGAGTACACCCCGACCGAGGCGACTACTACTCGCCACAGCTCGGACCTGAAGATCTTGGGCGGTTCGTTCCAGATCGACCGTGTCCTTGCCAAGGTCGGCCCTGCCGCTACCGGTGAGGTGCAGTTGCAGATGGATCAGAAGATCCGCGCTGCGAAGGCTACCTTCTCGGACGCTGCAATTAACGGCGACTCCGCTGTCAACGAAGACAGCTTCGATGGCCTGTCCAAGGCGCTGACCGGCTCCACCACCGAAGTCGCTGCAGGTAACACCGCTTTCGACTGGTCGGCAGTCATGAACGAGGACAACAGCTTCAAGGTGCTTGATGCACTGGACGAACTGCTGGCCTTGCTGGACGGCGACCCTACCCTGCTGATCTCCAATGCGAAGGCGCTGGCCAAGATTCGTGCGGCAGCTCGTCGCTCCTCGATGTACGTCAAGGAGCCGGGCCCGGGCAAGTCCAGCTTGGAACGCTACGGCAACGTGATCCTGTTCGATGCTGGCAAGAAGGCCGGCACCAACGCGGATATCATCCCGGTTACCGCTGGCGCCACCGACCTGTACGCGGTGCGTATCGGCCTTGACGGTTTCCACGGTGTGTCCACCGCTGGCGGCCAGCTCGTTGAGACCTGGCTGCCTGACTTCACCAAGGCCGGTGCTGTAAAGACCGGCGAAGTGGAGATGGGCCCTGTCGGTGTCGCACTGAAGGCTACCAAGGCTGCTGCGGTTGCTCGCGGTGTCAAGGTCGCTGCGGCCTAACCAACCCTTGTGAATGGCGGGATGCTTTCGAGCGTCCCGCCATTCCCATTCCGGAAAGGAACGACCATGGCAACAACCATCAAGTCCCCGCAAGAGGGATACACCGGCACCGACACGTATGGCCCGCTGACCTTGGAATTCAAGGACGGTGTGGCCACCACTGACGAGAAGCTTTCTGAGGGCCACAAGGCTTACTTCAAGAAGCTTGGCTTCAAGGTTTCTGGCTCCCGTGCGCAGGCAGACACCAGCGATGGCGGTCTCTTTGACCCGTCGAAGCATTCGGTTGACGAAGTGCTGGCCTACCTTGGTTTGGCTGAAGGAGCAGAGCCGGTGGAAGCTGGCGAGTTCGAGCGAATCGTCCAGGCGGAAGAAGCCGGCAAGAACCGTTCGACCCTGCTGTCCGCTGCAGCGGAGAAGAAGGCTGAATGGGATGCCGAAAACACTGACAACCCAGAGAACACCGAAGGTGGTGACAAGTAATGGGAGCTGATCCACGAGTAGTAGGTGAAGTCTTCGACGGCACCACCCTCCGGGACGCTGCAGTAGACCCACGGCCAACCGACTTCCTGCCACCAACCAACGCAGGCTTGGAAGGCGAAGCGGGCAATCCGCACGGTCCTAACGTCGTGTCGCCAGAGATTCATGCAGCAGAGGGCAACCGTCCTGTGCTGGCTGGACTGGTATCCAGCGACCCGGCGGTTCAGGAGGCGGCCGAGACCGCGCATTTGGCCGAGTGGCATCAAACCGCCGGCGCTATCACTGCGTGGGCTGCATCGACAGCCTACGGGGTGGGCGACCGCGTATCGATCGCTAGCGGTGCCATCCTTACCGCATCCGTAGCAGGAACCTCGGGCACCGTGGCGCCGACCGGCCCGGGTGTCGAAGGATCCGTGACCTGGGCATAACGAAGGAGGGGCATCATGCGTGTTTACGCTACATCGGCTGATGTTCAGGAATGGACTGAAACCGCACCGCCAGACAACGTGGTGTCCCTTCTCCGGTCGGCATCAGCCCTCGTGGAGGAAACCACCATGCTGGCCGTCTACCCGGTAGGCAGTGATGGCTACCCGACAAGCCCAGCGCATGTTGCAGCGTTCCGGGAAGCTACTTGTGAACAGGTAGCTTTCTGGGCGGCGAACGGCCTGGACCCAGCCAAGGATGGGCTGGACGAGCAAGCCGTCAAGGTCGCCTCGTCTAAGAGCATCAAGGGCGCTTCGGTGTCCTACGATTCCGCGGACTCTGCCAAGGCGAAGAAGGCGCGTGTAGATGCGCTGTCCATGCTGTGCCGTGCCTCGTTCTCAATTCTTCGCAATGCTGGCCTTATCTCCACGGTGGTGAACCGATGACCTTGCAGATCGATTTAGAGAAGCTGATCAAGGCACTACTCGGGATTGCCCCATCCGCCTGTGAACCGCTTGGCAAGAAATCAGACTATGCGTTAGCGGGGCCCAGCAAATGAGTGCCGCGGACGAGCTAGAAGATTTCTATGACAAGACCGTCACTGTCCGAACCCTCCTAGGCTCCGACGCATGGGGCGATCAATGGGAGGAAACCCCGGGCGTGCGCTGCTTCCTAGACGAAACACGAACACTCGTTCGTGACGGTGCCGGCGCAGAAGTCATCTCGGAAACCACACTCACTGGCCCACCCGAATACGCTTCGCTGTTCACCCCAGGATCGGAAGTCATCCTGCCGACTAGGACGGCGAATGTCATCAAAGCAGGTGTCGCAGACCCAGGATTGCTGGATCTTCCTGCACATGTTGAGGTGGCGTTGACGTAATGGCTAAGAACATTGGGTCATTCACATTCAAGCCGAACAGCAACGTCATACAGGCCCTATCTGGTGCGCTGGAGAAGGGCCTTGTGTTGGGTGCTGAGCACGTCCTCGGCGAATCGAATAAGCGTGTCCCCCATGAAGAAGGAACGCTGGAGAACAGTGGATCTGTCTCTTACGAGGGTGGCAAGCTTCGAGCGGCGATCAGCTACGACACCCCTTATGCTCCGGTTCAGCACGAGGACATGAGTTTGCGCCACAACGAGGGGCGCGAAGCTAAGTTCCTAGAGAACGCCCTCAACGCCGAGAAAGACACCGTGGGGGAGATCATCGCCCAAGCGACGCGAGGGGAGCTGTGATGTTCCAAACCGAATTCATGACAGCAATCGCCCAACTCCTACACGACAAAGGCATCGGAACATACCGAACCTCAGGTGTCTACACCACGTCAGAAACAGCGATCGCATTCGACCAGCTACCCGCCGACCCAGACCGGGCCATCGCCATAGCGCTCTACCCGGTATCTGATGCAGGTAACACCGACAGTATCATCGGAATTCAACTCCGGATCCGTGGCCCACGCAATGACCGGCGATTCGTTAAAGACACCACCGATCGGATCTTTGACGCACTCCACGACCTGCAACACACCACCTGGGGGACAACCCCTGTCGTGCGCGTGTACAGGAACAGCGGGGCCAACCTCCCCGCCGACGGCAACAACAGGCAAGAAGCCACACAGAACTATTACGCCCAGATCACCCGGTCTGGCACACATCGAAAGGACTAGACCATGGCCACGATTACTCCAGGCGTGATCGGCAGCTGGGCAATGGAAGCTGCCCCGTACACCGACGGAACCGCACCAACCACGTGGACTCGCGTGTTCGGTATCAACGAGTTCACCCCGCCACAGACCGAGAAGAACTTGGAAGATGATTCCGAATTCGACGGTACGCAGTGGACTTCACAGATTGCTACGGCAATCGGCTGGACCGGTGAAGGCACCTTGAAGACCCCGCGGGCTGGCATGGCTGCAGATCCGGGTCAGGAAATCCTGAAGGCTGCTTCCCGCGGAGTCCTTGAAGAAGGTCTGGTGCATGTCCGCTTCTGGCAGGACGGTGCCACCACTGGCGATCAGGGCATTGCAGACGTTCAGTGGAATGAGAACGGCGGTCCTAAGACTGACCTCACCACGGCAGCACTCACCCTGACCGGCCGTGGAGCTCTCTCCGAGTTCACCGTCCCAGTAACCCCGTAACCCTTCACAATCTCCGGTAGGCGTGTCGCGTCGAGGTGCACGCCTACCGGTCAACCTCGACAAGGAGCATCATGGGTAAGCTCAAAGACCTCTCCCAAATCATCAAGCCCGGCCATGATCTGCCGATCAACGGCAAGACGTACCATGTGCCAGCCGTGTCCGCAGAAGTCGGCCTAGCGTTCAACAGCTTCGTATCCGTGGCCTTCCGTGCGCAGCAGGCGAAACAGAAGGAACAAGACTTCGTTCCTGACGATGACGACATGCAGATACTCAACGACCAGCAGGAACACGACATGGTTCGTGACGTTCTCATAGAGGGCCTGTGGGAAGAAATGGTTGAGGACGGGCTCACGTTCGAGCACATGCGCATCGCTTCCATGTACGCGCTCCTTCACGCCACCCAGGGCGAAGAGATTGCGGACAGGTTTTGGGAGTCCGGGGGAAAAGCACAAGCGCCGAACAGGTCGGCGCGCCGAACGGCGACCCGGACCCGTACGGCCGCGGCGCGTACAACCCGGAAACGGGCCTAAGCGAACGATACGAATACCCGGACGGCAAAGCACCAAACTCCGGGTTGCAGTGGGTAGACCTGTTCACTCACTGGAATCTCATTGAAGCCGACTTGCACCAGTTCTACAGCATCGACATTGAATCCGGTGTGCTCGGTGCGCGTTCTTACCGGTGGCTGATCGCCCGTGTAGCTGGCCTGTTCGCTGTCGAACATTCACGGCTCCGGCTGAAGATCTACCCTCCCGAAAAACAGAAGCAACAAGGCAGGCCATCCCGCCGACGATAAACCCTAGGAGGGCACATGGCTTTGAGCATTGGTGAACTGGTCGGCTACGTAGGGTTGGACACTTCCAAAGCTGAAAAGGGCTTGGACGGTTTCGAGAAAAGCTTGAAGTCACCAAAACTTCAAAAGGCTGCCCTTGCAGGTGGTGCCCTCGCTGGTGCGGCGTTGGCTGCCGGCATGGTAAATGCGATTGGTGAAGACACTGCTGTTCGTGCCCTGAAAGCGTCCTTGGATCCAGCATCCGAAGAAGCTCAGAAAGCCGGCAACGCTGCAGGAAAACTCTTCGCCAAGGGATACGGCGCCAGCATTGAAGAGGTCACCGCCACCACTGGTGCAGTTGTAACGTCCATTGAAGGAATGCGTACCGCTTCTGAGGACGAGATAGTTGCCATGACCGCTAAGGTCAGTGACCTTGCAACAGCGTTCGAGCAGGACGCTGGACGCGCCGCCCAGGTGGCTGGTCAGATGATCACCACGGGTTTCGCTGAAGACGGCACCGAAGCTCTAGACTTGCTCACCGCAGGCATGCAGAAAGTGCCTAAGGAACTACGTGGGGACCTGCTGGACGCGGTGGACGAATATGGTCCAGCCTTCCAGCAGCTCGGCATTGGCGGAGAAGACGCGATGGCGTTGCTGGTCAAGGGCTCTGAAAAGGGCATGTACGGCATTGACAAGACCGGTGACGCGATCAAGGAATTCGGTATCCGCGCCACTGACATGTCCAAGACGACTGCCGGAGCTTACGAAACTATCGGCCTGGACCAAGAGAAGATGACTGAGGCGCTACTCAAGGGTGGCGACGAAGGCGCTGCAGCTTTCGACACCATCATTGGTGGACTTGAATCCGTAAAGGACCCTGTAGCTCAGTCGCAGGCAGCCCTCGCATTATTCGGCACCCCGTTGGAGGACTTGAACACCTCGGAGATTCCCGGTTTCATTTCCTCGCTGAAGGGTGCGGAAGATGGTCTTGGCAACTTCGCTGGATCATCCCAGCGTGTCACGGACGAACTGCAGAACGGGCCCGGGGCCGCCTTGCAGACCTTCCAGAACAGTATGCAGACCGCATTCGGCGACATGATGGGCTATATGCTGCCTGTCCTGCAGCCGGTCTTGGACCTGCTGGTTCAGTTCGCCCCCGTGCTGGGACCACTGGCGGCAATCATTGGTCTGGTTGCAGCCGCGATCATGGTTTGGACAGGCGTGCAGTGGCTTCTCAACGCCGCCCTGCTCGCTAACCCGATTACGTGGATCATCATCGGAGTCATGCTCCTGATCGGTGCGCTTCTCCTGCTGATCGCTAACTGGGATGCTGTGGTCGCGTGGGTGACCGCAGTTTGGGGTGGGTTCATCTCTTGGATTACCGGTGTCATCAACGGATTCGCCAGTTGGTGGAGCGGAGTTTGGCAAGGAATCCTTGACTTCTTCTCTGGGGTTTGGGATTCCGCCAGCGCCGGCGTGCAAGGGTTCATCGACGGCGCCATTCAATGGTTCACTGATTTACCCGGAAACATTCTTTCAGCGCTCGGAAATCTAGGTAACTTGCTGATCAACGCAGGCGAACAAATCCTTCAAGGTTTCCTCGACGGGCTGACTTCTGGCTTCAACGCTGTGAAGGACTTCGTCGGCGGTATCGGTTCGTGGATCGCAGACCACAAGGGCCCGAAGCAGTACGACTTGAACCTTCTGGTCCCTGCTGGCGGTTGGATCATGGACGGTCTTGAAGAAGGAATCGAATCGTCCATGCCATCGCTTGGTGGAACTCTTGGCGACGTGTCCTGGATGGTCGCTAACGGCATTGACCCTGAAGTCGGTATTCCTACCGGCAACGGTGTCACTGCGCCAGTTGAGACCGGCGGATACACGTTCAACGTGACCATTGAGAAGCAAGACGATCCAGAAGCAACATGGAAAGTCTTCGAATCCCGCGTCAACCAAAAGTTCGCAGGGCAGGGGGTACGTCTTGGCAAGTAAACAAGTATCCCTCGACGGACAGGTTCTTCACGGTCACGACCGTTACGGGTGGTGGCAGGTCAACAAGATCGAGGGGTGGGACGAAACGCCGCCTGAGAAGTCAACACAGTCCGATGTAGTCAACGGGCACGGCGCAATCGCTGTGCCCGTTTACTACGGGTCTCGTACTGTCACTATCACAGGTCGGCTTATCGCCAAGAACCATGAGCTCGCAGTGGATGCCAAACGAATGTTGGCGGCTCTTCTTCAAGAGTCAGGCGACTTTGTTGTCTTCTCGGATGGGGGAGTAGCACTTTCAGCCCGAGCATTCCGTGGGCGGATTACACCTGGCCCTGTGGCAGGTCGTTGGCTCACTTTTGACATGGAACTCAGATTCCCTGACCCGTTCCGGTATGGGGCTGCGAGGACGTTCAGTGTCGCGCTAGGAACCTCTGTTTCTGTGTACCAGCGCGGCTATTTCGGCGCGTGGCCGGTGCTCACGGTGACAGGCACGGCGCCGGGTGGTTATGCAGTGTCCTTGGATGGGCGGCTGGTAAGAATTACCGCGCCGCTTGTTTCTGGAAGCCCGCACACCCTGGACATGCGCACTGGCGTGCTCCGTGCTGGTGGATCTCGTGTTTATTCGGGAATCGCTGAAGCAGAGTACTTTTCCATCCCACCCGGGAGTCCAAGCACGTTCGTTACGAGCATCAACACGACTGGTTCAGCAACTGTTGCAATCTCGCTCAATGACACTTTCATCTAAGGAGGCGTTTTGCCTTATCGCGTGCAGGTTGTAGATGGTCGAGTGGAGACGCAAGGGACAGCGCCTACGTGGAAGCCGCGTATGGAACTGCCGTTCTTATCTGGTTCTTGGGAGCGCAAGCGGAACGGTGGCGGCGGTGGCCAGCTGGTGCTGGATGCTCGGCATCCGAAGTTCCAAGGGACGCAGCGTCTGCCGATCTGGCCGTGGCAGTCATGGATCGTTATAGAGTGGCGACACCCATCGAGCGATGCATGGCATGTGGTGTACGCAGGAGTCATCATCTCGGATTCCTACGACTGGAAGTCCAAGCAGATCACGATCAGCCACAAGGACGTGTGGTCAATCTTTGACCAGCGGATCGTAACCACAGATCGAACCAACGATATCGCTGGCTCGAAAGTCATCTGGTCAGGTTTGTCCAAAGCGACAATGATCAAGCGGATCATCCAGAACTCCATTACGAGCTTTGGATCTCCGCTGATGTACGACATGCCATTCCTTTTACCTGCTGACGAAGCCGGAACCGAAGAACTCACCGTGTACGGGTACAACTTCGAGAAGGCATCAGATCTGATCAACGACTACATCGAGGATGACGGCGGGCCGGATATTGATTTCCGTCCCTACTGGACCAGCTACGGATCATTAGCGTGGGCTCTGGAAGTCAACGCGAACAAGACCAAGGTGTGGGACTACGATCTGGACGCTGACCAATCTTCTGTTGAGAATCTTCAATACCTGCTGACCGGCGCCGAACTCTGCATCAAGGTCTACGGTGCTGGTGAGGGATCAGAGCGGCGAACCCTGGTACGACAATCGGATCACAACGAGTCCAACTATCTGGCGATGGAGGACTCGGAGAAATTCTCCGGGGTCAAGGACTTGACCAAGTTGCAGTCAGTCACCACGGGCAACCGTCTCGGCCGTGCTGCCGCGATCCGCCAGATTGACATGACAGTCCGCGCCGATGGGTCGCCCAGGCTGAACGAACTGGCGTTGGGCGGGTCGGTCCGCTGGAAAGCAGACAACGATGTGTGGCTCACTGCTGGTTGGCATGAATGGGAGGTGATCGCGTTGTCAGGGAACCTCACCGATGAACTGATCGACATCACTACCCAGGACATGCTGGGGCCGGAGGCTGATCTATGAGCCGGCAACGAAATCAGAACGACGGCAACCTGAAGGATATCCTTCGTCGGCTGTATCGTCTGGAACGCCAGGCGATGTTGTCCCACTCGTCTATCGGGCGCGAGGGGCTGGAAGTCTATGACGGCGGCTGGATCCGCATCCTCAACGGCGGGTTGGAAGTCATCGGTACGGCGACGATATCCGGCACGCTTGACGTTACTGGCACGTTCAACGCTTCAGGCGACAACAACTTGTCTGGAACGAACGCGCTTACGGGTCCGACCACAGTCTCAGGGACGTTGGATATTACGGGCGATACGACAGTAGCCGGTAATTTCGAGATCATCGCTGGAGGCTTGTTCAAGTCCGGAACTGTTGAAATAAGGCCGGACGGGTCCGCCGATTTTGGAACCCTGAACATCGAGTCGGACGGAACACTGAACGTCAACAACGACGTGAACGTGCTGACGAACGGCATTATCAACGTTGGAACGAACATGAAACTCACCCCATCTGATGATGGCGGCGCGATGGTGTTCCAAGACGGATCGAAAGTTTCCTCAGTCGGAGGAACTGTTAGCGTCACGGCTACCGCCGGTGGTGGACGATTCATAGCTGGCCTGAATACTTCGTCAATAGGTGCTGGCGTAAACGGTGCAATTATGACTGTCGATGACATCGGAGATTGGGCTATTCAAGGCTCATCTTCAGGAATCACGGGAACTGGCGACTCAGTTTCAGTTACGGGGAAGGTGACACTTGGCGACACGGTGACGGGAACCGGTATTGCTACATGGAATGCCAGTAGCTATTTCAACGGTGCTGCTCGATTCAACAACGCAACGTTTATTCTCGCAGCCCTGCCAACGACTGCCTCTAAAGCCAACCTTTATGTAGACCCTTCAACAGGAAGAGTTTACAGATCAACGGCTGTTTAGCTCTTGTTCGATCATAGGGCAAAACTTCTGAGTAGCGTTATCAGCTAACTGCTCATTTAGCTTCTTGACGCTTGAAATGGTGAAGTCCTTGCCCTCTACACAGTAATCATGCAGAGCTTCGGCGTATTTGTCGCGGTCTAACTTCGAGTGGTCACCGGCCATCGGGGCTAGTGATCGAGCAATCATAAAGAATGATTGCGCCGCTACGTCTTCGAGATTTCCGGGATCGTAGCTGGCGCTTTCGCTGATCGAAGACTTCTGCTCTGCTGCCTTTGAGGCACGGGCTGTAGGCGAAGGTTCAGCGGTTACTGTCACTGTCTCGGTCGGTTCGGAAGACGGCTGAGCACTCGCACAACCAACGAGGGCCATAGCGGATACGGCAAGCAGGGCAATGAGTTTAGGGCGCATGACCATATATTAATCTAAGGAGCCGATAAATGGCAGATCAAGACGAATTCCCGGAAGACCCGATGAATGAAATTGAGCAAAGGGTCGAAGCGCTCGAATCGGAAATCAAGCCGCTGAGACAGCAGGCGAAAGTCCAAGACCTCGTGATCAACCAGTATCAGCAGGCGCTAGCGAACGCGAATCATCAGAACGCGATACTCACAGCACAACTCAAACTCGCGCAGTCTTAGGAGTAATGATCTGCATGTTGCCTTCACATATTGTTTTCAAGTCGCCGATGGATGCGAAAAGGTTCGGATTTCACCTCGAAGAAGTGAGCGGCGGAACTGAACTAGCTACCAATTGGTTTGAGTTTCCGCTCAATGCTGGGACGGAATACGTCTTAGGAGAAATCATAGAGTCAGCTAGCAGGACAGAAATTTCGCCCCCAGAAGCGGTATGGAACGATGCCAGCATTTGAAATTTGGGTAGAAGGCTACAGGTGTACTGGGGAACACGGAACAGCCACCAAACGAACCGTCGAACCAATTATCGCCGAATCATTCGACGACGCAGTACGTATTTTTATTGATCAAGTAGAAGCCCCTGAGAACCGTCAATTCTGGCGTTGCCATGCCGATGGGCGTTGGTCGATGTGGGCCTGTAGCGCATACCCAGACGAGGCATCAGCCCTACGTTTCATGGGATAACTCAATACTCATTACCGAACCCACCGAATAAGCCCGGTGGGTTTTTTCATACCCAAAAGGAGGCGGCATGCCTGAAGTAACAGGCTCCCTCAAAGACATCGTCGGAGCAACCATGGGGTCCCGGCAAGGAACTCTCGTCTTCTACCTCAACGAGCCAGGCATTCAAGCAACCGCGCTACCCGGCGAAGTGAACCCGACAGCAGAACGCGAAGTTATCCCCGCATCAGATGGAAACTTCACGGTGGATCTGCGGGCAACTGACTCGATGCTGAACGACAACTTCTACAGGTTGCGCATCGAATGGTTGGAAGACGGCCTGCCGCCCATGGACTTCCCGAACTGGCAGATCCGCGTCCCCAACGGCGGCCCGTTCAACTTGTCAGAACTGATCACTGTAGGCCCTTACGGCGGCGGTGGAGGCGGGGCCAACCCGAACGTGTGGTGGGTCAGCGCCGACGAATACCCGCCATCCCACAACTTCACCTGGCTGATTGTGGACCCTGACGACCCCGACAGGGAGACCTCAGGCATATCGGGAACAACCATCGGCGACGTGAAGGTTTGGAGATAAACACATGGCTTGGATAACCATTGCAAACGTGCGTGGCCCCCGCGGTTTGGTCGGCCCTCCTGGTGAAATGAGCTTCAAGCCATTCCCGAACACGATCATGACTTCGTGGATCGGGCTGGACAAAGCGGCGTTACATAGGGCTGGCAATCAGTCCACGGTGGATACTCTGTCTGGGCGCCCTGTTGGCGCAGGACCGGGCACTATCGAGGTGCTCCCTGTCGGCTCGACCACCAGTATTATCTGGTGGCGCGAGTACGGTGAGCTCGGCCGGGTTTGGAAACGAACTGTGTCCAGCACTGTTGCCTATGCATCCGGCTGGGAACTGGTCCAGGCCGTCAAACGGGCAGCTACTAGCCTCACCTGTGGCACGGCTACCGATCTGCGCACTGCGACTGATGTTGGTTTCGCCTACCCATTCCGCACCGCTGCGCAGGCCCACCGGTGGCGCTTGCACATCCGCAACACTAATGACCGCTTCGCCACCACCCAGTCAGGTTCTCTCATGTTCAATGAGATCGCCATCGGAGAGATGGTGCGCGACGCGAACGGCAACGCAACCGGCAACTACGTCGAGTCCTCTGGCACCGTGATCCTGCGCGACACCGCCAGCAGTTCCACTGGTGGTGAGCTGGTCACGGATTGGGTGGAGCACTTCCCACTGCAGCCAATGATCGACTACGTCTTCCGTGTCGGCTTCACCGCGTCCGCCGGCCAGCAGGTCAACTACCTGCAAGGAGGCGGCTGGGAACTGACCGGTGGTTCCGCTGTCGTGCACAACCCGACCACGGCTCAGACCAGGGTCGCGAAAGCGCCCTTGGATGTGTGGATAGAGTTGGAAGTCAACGCGGATACACCGATCTTCGCGTACTTCGGAGACTCCCTGACCGCAGGCCAGGACTCCACCCTCCCGGTCTATGACTCGTGGCCAGCACAGCACGCCCGCGAACACGGGGCCATCCCGATGTTCTTCGCCCATGCAGGAGCAACCTTCGCTGAATGGTCAGACCCTGCGGGGATCAAGTTCCGCAAGTACTTGCTGCCGAACTACAACAACTCCAACGGCAGGCCAACCATCGCCCGACCGGACAAGCTGTATGTTTCCATGGGGTCGAATACGATCTTCGGTGAGGACAAGACCCTGGCGCAGACCATTGCCGACATGAACGTTTCGTTGCCTTTGATCAAGGCTGTCACCTCGCCGAATGTTGTGTTCACGACGATCCTGCCGAGGCATGATCCGGATGATCCGCAGGAGGCGGTCCGCAAGCAGTACAACGACTACCTTCGGGATAATATCCCGTGGGGTGCTCTGATGGTCTATGATGCGGCAGCGCCGATTACTGCGGCGAACGGCAACCAGCTTGACCAGCGGTGGACTGCGGCACCAACGAACATCCATTTGAAGTCCAGCGGGTACGCACGATTCGCCGCAGCGGTTGGGTAGGTGCATGGATGCCTCCCATACCTGAATTCCTTGGCGGACCGAATGGGTGGATGTTCTGGACCTGTGCGCTGATCTTGCTTGGAGGGCTTTTATGGAAGCCTCTGCGTGTCATTGGGCGCCGCCTTCGTGAGTTCGCAGTTTTCCTTGATCAGTGGAACGGGAAGCCAGAAAAGAAAGATCGGTCTGGTCAGGTGATCCAACGTGCTGTGCCTGGGGTGGCCGGCCGAATCCTCACCTTGGAAGAGAAGACAGAGCGGATCCACCATGAGGTCACTCCCAATCACGGCGGATCAATGAAAGACCAGACGAAGCGAATCGAAGATCGCGGAAACGAGACGGCTTACAAGCTTGCCGAGACCGCAGAGAAACTGGCTGAGACAATCGCGAAGCTGGACGAACATATCGCCATTGCCAAGGAATCCGACAAAGCCCAGGAGAGGCTTGTCGAAGACGTTGGCAAACTGAAATCGAAGTACGCACCAGAAACCTAAGCCACCCACGACGGTGGCTTTTCTCATGCCCAGGCACAAACCGTGCCTGGGCTCTCTTATACCTAAGGAGTTTTCATCATGGCGCTTACTCGCCTCGGCTGGGACGTACTTGACCCCGGCTCTAATCGACTCACCAGCCTGTCTTGGATCACTGGCAAGGTTCGCGCTGGTGACGCGCACACGATCCTCAACGAGCTTGGCCGGCGCTTCAACAGCGAGGTCGAGACTATTCGCAAGGATTGGTCGTGGGGTTATGCCAAGCGTCCTGTGCGTGGTGCCTCCGTGGCTTCTGAGCACTCTGCAGGCGTGGCCGTGGACTTCAATGCGCCAGCGCACGGGCTTGGCCTCTCTGGCACGTTCTCCGGCGCTCAGGTTCGTGCCATCCACAAGATCCTGGATGATCTTGATGGCGCTGTCCGGTGGGGTGGCGACTACGCGGGCCGCAAGGACGAAATGCACTTCGAGCTGCAGGGCGGTGTTGCCAAGCTCGCAGCAGTCGCCAAGAAGATCAACGGCGGCAGCATCAAGCCTGTCGCGTCCAAGCCGTCTAAGCCGAAGCCGGCCAAGACCAACCGGCCAACCGATTACAAGGATCTGTTCGTTGATGGGAAGTTCGGCCCGGCAACTGCTGAAGCCGTGCAGATCCTCATGTCCCAGATCGGCTTGTATGAGCGCGCCATTGACAGTGACCCCGGAAAGTACACGTGGGAAGCCGTCCAGGAATGGCTCAACGGCCTGGGCTACTACAAGCGCGACGTGGACGGCGACTTCGGCAAGCACTCAGTTATCGCCTTGCAACAGTTCCTGGCGAAGAAGGGCCACCTCGACACCCGCAAGTGGCTGATCGACGGCAAGTTCGGCAAGGAAACGATCAAGGCGCTCCAACGCTACCTCAACACGCAGAACGGAAAGTAGACCATGTCTGAAACCTTCTTGGCCCTCTGGGCTTCCATCGTCCGAACCGTGGTGCCGATTGTTGTTGGTGCTGTGCTCGGATGGTTCGCAAGCGTGAACATCAGCATCGACCCTGAGTTCGAGGGCCATCTCACCACCCTGCTCACTGCCTTGTTGACGGTTATCTACTACGTGGCGGTGCGACTATTCGAAACCTATATCAGCCCTAAGGTCGGCTGGCTGCTGGGTTATGCGAAAACCCCGGATTCTTATTCGAAGGACCTGCCGGGAAAGCACGAAGCCGAATAAGCCCCTGCGCGGTGGCAGGGTAAGACCACCGCAACGCTGGACTCCCGGAGACGGCCGCTCCCCGGGAGCCTGGCCAAAACGTAGACTGCCCCGCCCTCATTTGAGGGTGGGGCGGTGTTCTGCGTTAAGAGACAATCGTCTGGTGGACTACTACGAAGACCCATACTCGCCAGGACTCTACTGGTATGAAACCAACCGATACCCATACGTCGAGGTAGAGTATCGCGGCAAGCTGTTCCACGCCCAAGCCCACGGATGGAAGGGCGACATGGTCATGATCACCCGAATCAAAAACCAACTCGGCTGGGTAGACAACGGCGCAAAAGAAACACTCTGGGTGCCCGCCGAAACCTGCCACCGAATACGACGCGAAGACTCCACATGGGTCACCACCGAAGACGACCACCACTGGCACCAAAACCAAGATGAAATGATCAACTACCAGCCACGCTTGAAGCGCGACTAGAATTCGCCTCATGGATCAATATGGAAACCTCGGCCCCTACCAAGACCCCAAAGTGCGTCAATGGTGGGACGAGCTAGAGGTAGAGTCACAAGACAGCGAAGAATAAGCAAATCCCCGCAGACGATAATCTGCGGGGTTTGTTTTATACCTCTGAGCATTCACCCTTAGGCATGGATGGATGCCCGAACAGTACCCAACTCGTGCCATCCTTCTCCGAAACGTTCACGTAGGTGACACCGTCTAGGTCCTTCGTCGCTTCGCAGATTTCTATAGCTTTCTTTGCTTCTGCGCTCCCATCTTCGCCACGGGGATCCACAAGGGTGGTTTCGATGCTGATTCGCCCTGGCTCAGTTTCTTCAGCTTTGGTGATCGCGGCGCCAGCTTTGCCGGCGGCTTTCTGAACTTCTGCAGTCACGTCTTTCGCTGCCGTGGACGTTTCAGATTTGACTGTGGCCGGCGCCTCCGATGGCTCAGTGCTAGGACTGGAGGAGCATCCAGCGAGTAGCAGAGCGAGAGCTGGCAATAATAAGAGAGACTTTCTCAACGAGTTTCCTTCCGTTGAACGTGCGATTGGTTTGAGTGAAGTGACGCTGTGGCAGTTGCTTGGCGCCAATTGACTATAGCTGTGATCGTTGGGGCCGGGGGAGTCGTGGCGGTTTTGTGGCGGTTGGCCCATAGCAGGACACCTTGTTCTACCGCGTTCTACTTTACTAACGGCGAAACGCGGTAACTCATGCAACGCTGAAAAATGACCGGAATCACGGGTGTACGGGGAGATCTGGACACGTGCCGGCTACCACCTGAGTTCTATCAGGCGTAGAATGATTGTGTCTGTCTTGTACCCGTGAAGAACTGAGTGCGTTTAATTGAAGACTCAAAGTGTCGCCGGAGCATCAGTGCCACG